GGCCGCCGACCTCGGTGTGAGCTACGAGCAAGTGTCGCGGGACTACTCGAAGACGAACTATTCGAGCGCCCGCGCCGCCATGAACGAGACCCACAAATACATGATGTCTCGGAAGAAGATGGTCGCGGATCGCTTCGCCACGATGGTTTATCGCCTGTGGTTCGAGGAAGCCGTGAACAATGGGCAGATCGAGTCCATGAACGCACGTTCGGTTCCGAACATGTATGAGGGACTCAACATGGAGGCGTTCGTCACGGCCCGCTGGATCGGCGCTGGTCGGGGCCAGATTGACGAACTCAAAGAGACGCAAGCCGCGATCCTGCGGATCAAGAGCCGTCTCTCCACCCACGAGATCGAGATCGCCAGGATGGGCGAAGACTACCGCCCTCTCTTCACGCAAATGTCTCGCGAGAAGAAAGAGATGGAAGACCTGGGTATCGAGGCGCAAGAGGACAACGCCATCAACGCCGCGTCCGGCACACCCAGCGAAGCCTCTGACGGAGCACCAAGCGAGCCCCAAGGAACGGAGACCGAGGAATGACACTAGCAGCGGGAATGGGGGACACCCCCCTTGTCACGATGAGCAATGAAATCCCAGGGGGCGAGGCGTATATCCGCACCGTCCTGGATGGGCCTGTTCTGGTGGCAGAGACCCAGGTCCAGGCCGTGGTCGCCAACATCACGGACCTGGTGAAGCACGAGCACTTCCAGGAACTCATCCAGCGGGACCAGGGCGAGGACGATGAGTTCTGGCAGATCGAAGGCTACCGCGCGCAGTATCGCCCCTACAACGTCCAGGACGGCACCCTCATCATCCCTGTGATGGGCACCCTCATCCACCGCTTCGGCTACGCGATGGGCAACACCGCCACGGGCTACGAGTATATCTCGAAAGCGTTCGAGCGCGGCATGTCCGATCCTGACGTGAGCAACATCGCTTTCCACATCAACTCCCCTGGCGGTCAGGCCGCAGGGAACTTTGAACTGGTGGCCTCGATCACCGAGCGCCGTGGCGAGAAGCCCATGCTCGCGTTCGTGGACGACAACGCCGTGTCCGGTGGATACTCCATCGCCAGCGCCGCCGATGAGATCGTCACCACAAGCTCCGGCCGCACGGGCTCTGTGGGCGTGGTCGTCATGCACATGGACATGTCCAAGATGCTCGACCGCGTGGGGATCAACGTCACTTTCATCAAGGCCGGAGAGCGCAAAACGGACGGCAATCCGTTCGAGCCTCTGTCCGAAACCGCCCAGGCCCGTATCCAGGCTGGGGTGGACAAGTTCTACGGCAAGTTTGTCAGCACTGTTGCAAACAATCGGCAAATGTCCGATGATGCCGTTCGCAAGACTGAGGCAGATGTCTTTGATGCCGAGGAGTCGATTGAGGTCGGATTTTCTGATCGTATCGGCGATTTTCGAACCGAACTGGCCTCCCTGGGGGCCTCCAACCAGAGAGGAATCTCGATGACTACGAAAACCGAAACTCCGGCAATCGACGCGGCCACTGTCGCCAAGGATGCCCAGGTCGCAGAACGTGCCCGCTTTGGTGCCGTCATGAAATCTGACCACTACGAAGGTCGGGAAGAACTGGCGCAACACTTGCTGGCATCGACCGAAATGGACGCCGAAGCAATCGACGCTACGCTCGCCGTCTCCCCGAAAACCGTGGCCGCTCCGACCCCCGAACCCGCGCCCAAGACCCAACGCGACCACTTCTCCGAGCGTATGGAGAAGGAAGGCACCCCAGGCGTCGGCTCCGAGGACGCACCTACAGGCGAAGAGCTTGAAGGTCCCGACGCCGTGTCCGCAACCTTGCTGTCCGACTACCGGAAAGCTGGTGGCCGCACCGTGAAACGCGCCTAATCCGCGCACAATTCGTCTAGTCTTGAGGAAAGGACAATCAAATGACTGACATCCCCTTCGGCAACCCTGGTCAAGCTGGAGACGCTTTCGAAGCGTTCACCCAGCGCGATCTAATCCTGTCGGACACGCCAGGTTTCTTCACCACCGATGAGGTCCTTGCAGCTTCGCAGGACATCGCCCTGTATGAAGTCGTCGGTTTCGACGGTTCCGGCAACATCACCCCCGCAGTTCTCGGCACTACCGCAGCTATCGGTATTGCCGCTGGTGCGATCACTTCTGGCGTCGGCGAGAACCCGATGATCCAGATCATCCGAGGCGGCCACTTCAACGGCGACATGCTCGGCTGGGACGCAACCTACGACACGGATGCCAAGATGGCCGCCGCGTTCGCAGACGCCCCCACCCCGACGCAGATCGTCGTCGCCTTCAACAAATACCATCGCGCGTAAGCGCCTCGGTAGTGTGACTGACAGAAAGGAAATGACATGACTATCGCACGGACTGTCTACAACACCGAGGAACTTCTTGGTGTTTACCGCGACCTGGAGCCCGCTCAAGAGTTCTGGTTGTCGTTTTTTCCGAGCCTCTATACCTCGGAATCCGAGCGGATCGAATGGAGCAAGATCACCGACTATCGTCATCTTGCGCCGCTGGTTCTCCCGACTGCCCAGGGTCGTCCGACCTTCAAGGCAGAAGAGAACCTGTTCTCGGTCAAGCCTGGTTACTTGAAGCCCAAGGATGCCGTCCAGGCCGCCGCGATGCTCACGCGCCGCGCAGGTCTTGGCGAGATCGGTCAGGCTGTCCCACTGTCGCCCCAGGGTCGCTACAACGCGACTGTGACGGCGATCCTCCAGAAGCATCGTTCGGACATCGAGCGGCGCTGGGAGTGGATGGCGGCCCAGGCGATCCTGAATGGCACGATCACCCTCGAAGACGATGGGTATCCGGCCGCGACGGTGGACTTCAAACGCGATGCGGGCCACACGGTCGCGCTCACGGGCGGCGCTCGCTGGGGCGAAGTCGGCGTGTCCATCGTGGACAGCATCGACTCCTGGAACGACACGATGGCCGATGCCAAATTCGGTGGCCCTGCTACCGATGTCATCATGGGCACCCAGGCGTGGGCCGTGTTCAAGGCGGATGCACAAGTGCAGAAGCTCTTGGAAGCGGACATCCGCAACACCAGCGGAACGGCCCTGGACCTCGGCGTCGGCAACGGCGACAAGGTGCAGTTCAAGGGCAACCTGTCGCGGAACCTCCGTATCTGGGTCTACTCGGACTACTACGAGATGCCCGACGGGACTATCGTTCCCTACATGGACCCGAAGGATGTCCTCATGATCGGCCAGTCCGTTCGTGGCGTCAAAGCCTTCGGTGCCATCCTCGACAAGCGGGCGGGCTTCCAGCCACTCCCGATCTTCCCGAAGATGTGGGAAAACGAGGACCCCTCGGCCACCATGCTCATGACCCAGAGCGCACCGCTCATGGTTCCGGTGAACCCGAACAACACGTTCAAGGCTCGCGTCCTGACGTAAGCGCAGATCGAGGGCGGCTCCGGTCGCCCTCGGCCTCTCTATCCCTCTTAAACCGCAGCACATGACTGGAGTGACCTCATGGCAAAAGTAGACCTCATCGCGATCTCACGGATCGCCATCTCCACTGGCAAAGAAGGCTTGAAGTATATCGAGCCTGGGAACAAGTTCTCCATCGAAGAGAAAGATGCGAACTCCCTGATCAAAGCCAAAGCGGCCCGCCCCCTCAAGACCTCGGCACCCGACGGCACCAAAACCGTTTCGGACGAAGAGGTCCAGCGCCTCCAGATGCTCGAAGTCGCCAAGGAAGAAGGCGTCAAGGGCCTGACCAAGAAGTCCACGATGGAGACGATCTCGGCGAAGCTCGCAAAGCACCGTCAGGCCGCCATCGACGCCGCCATCGACGCCGTCGAGGGCGGCGACGACGACGAGAACGAACAAGACGTGATGTAATGTCGTTTCGTGCGATCAAAGACACCGCCAGGGCTCGCCTCCATCAAGGCATGAAGGTCGAGACCCTGTGCTACGCGGAAGGGCCTGTCGGCCCTTCCGTTACTGTCTTCTGTAGGGTCAACTCGAAAGACGACGCGGTAGGCGATCTCGCCGGAACCTCCCTCGCTTACGCGGAGAGAACCGAAACGATCCCCAAGCTCATTTTCCTGGCCGATGAACATGTCCCCGCAAAGGGCAACGTGTATTCGGTCAGCACGTTCGAAGTGTATCGTGTGGACCACCTGGAGCCCCAGGACGGCATCACCATCACGGCGGTAGTCACGCGCGTCTCCAAGAATGAGATGTCCGCCTACGCCCCACCAGGAGCGTGATATGGCGAACTTCGCGGTGGCAGTCGAGGGGCTGGGGACACTAAGGGACATCCGAGACCTGGACAAGAAGTCCAAGATCAACCTTGTCCGAGCCTTGAACAAGACCACCCGCGATGCTCGCGTTGAAGCGGCGCGCCGGATCGGGGAAGAGATCAACCTCCCGAAGCGATCCCTCGGCCCAGCGGCGGGGAACCTCACGGTCTCGAAGATGGCCCAGCGCGCGAGCCTGGAGTCTCGGATCAAGGCCAAGGGCCGACCGACTTCTCTCGCCAAGTTCTCCAAGGGAACCCCAGGCCGAGGGGCGGGGGTCATGGTCGAAGTGAAGCCTGGACAGGCGTCCTTCTTGCGGAAGGCTTTCCTCATCAAGCTCCCCCAGGGCAACACCCTGACCGACACGCGGTTCAACCTGGGTCTTGCGATCCGGCTGGCACCAGGCGAGCGGATGGCGAACAAG